CGATGACGAGATTGATTATGGCCTGTATGACAAGGCTGCAGCAAGCAATCAGCAAGATTTAGAAATAATGCAGACGCCCGTCCTGGAAGCCTTCACAAACAATTCTTCGTTGCTTAAGTCGCGCCTGTTGTCGGTGCCCAGAACCAACATACTGCACCTGCCCATCTTGAAGTTGAATACTAATTTTTCAAGTACAAAGATGAATACAGCGCAAGTTAGCAGCCCGTCGTTCATCGTCGCCGCCGATGAGGACACCACTGATGCAGTGAACACCACAACCCCGGCCAACGGGGGCATTGGCACACAGATCGACGGCCTCATGGAGGGCGCCCGACCGAGCAAGGCTGAGCAAGATCATGTCCGAATAGACCAGGGTCTCGATACTGATGAGTTAAGTCCGGAAGCTTCCCTTGCTAGTGATTTGGTTGATGAGACATACATTGTCGAGATCGACAATCGTTTGGGTAGAATAGTTGGAAAGAGTGGCGAGTCACCGCGACCTAGCTTTATTGATGATGATCAGATCGCTTCTTACGTTTTGAGCGCACCTTTGGTGGCGGTCAACGACAATCGAGATCTCGTTGGTGAGAAAGGGTCCGACCAGACGATTCAGGGCCCCCGTGGTACATTCCTAGAGTTCAGGATAGCGTCTAGCGTTGAACTGCAGGGGAGTGATTACTTGTTCACAACTCTTGGCAAGACGGGGCAATCTTACACGATTGACAGCACAACTGTTCCCAACTTGGGCACGATTGACACACATGTTAGAGTTTCTGGAATGAATACGGGCTATAGAATAGATGTACCAGTTCAGTTTGTTAAGAAGATTAGTTAAGGACGAATTTTAAGGATTAAATCATGGCAGCAACTTTTAAAAAACTAGGTGGCGACGATACTACAACAACGAGGACGCTACTGCACGAAGCAATTCCTCTAACTGGTACGATCGTCTCCGGTACGTATTACACCGTCTCATCTGATACACAGACAAACATTAAGCGTTACGCGCACGGCATGTGGGAGTCTGTTTATGACTATCCTTATTTGAGTTCATCCGCTAATCACATCTTTGATCTGACGGTAGGTTATTCTGCCGAGTCCAGTTTGTCTAGTTCGTCCAATTTCCAAAACTCCAAAAAGATAAACATCTACAATCAAATGGCACAGGTGCTGGTTGGTTTTGATGAAAACGGAAATGTTAGAAGGTTTGATGAGGATGGTGACCATAGTGGCGGAACAAAGATGGACGAAGTCTTTTTCGTCAACTATGCCAGGCTGCTAAATAAGGACGAGATAAAGAAGGGTTCTTGCACATTATCGCTCTTTGCTTCTGGCACTGTCAAATCCCCAACCGATAAGCACACGTACGGTGACTACGGTGCAGCCACTTCTTACAAAACAAACTCTCCGGCCGGGGACTATGGACTTATAAGAAGGGGGAGTGACTCAGGTCAGATTTTTGGACATGTATACTACCAAGCTGGAGTTGCTGTCTTGACCTCTTCCATATTCGCCGGCGCCAGCAAGTTCGGGCCTAACAACGCCTCCACTGGTAGTGCTAAGACAATCGACACATGCATGGCACAACTTGGTATAACCGCCTCTTGCGAGGGGCTCAGGCACCGTTGGAGCGATAATGACTTCCAAAATACGACTGAATTAAATTCGACCATTTATTTCTGCAGAGCAAACCATAACGAGTTCAACTATAGTTCAAATCCAACTTACCTCTCTTCAAGTAAGTTGGTCGTCAAGAATGTTTCAGACGACGCCCCAGTGAGCTACGTTACAACGGTTGGCCTGTATGCTGATGATAACGAGCTTCTTGCTGTTGCAAAGCTCTCTGAGCCGCTCAAGAAGGATCCCACCAACGAGGTTACACTAAGGGTGAGATTGGATTATTAGGTAAAATGAGTACATGCCTCTTTATAAGTTTAAGTCAAATGACGTCTTCTACAATAGAGTAAAAGTAAATCCAAAGCAATCTTTCCTTATCTACAGCGGCAGCGCAGTTTTAAACAATTACGTTAATGAATCTGGGTCGCACGCTTCGTATGTGCAAAACGTTCCCGACAGCGGTTATGTTAGCCTTTATGAGCTTAACATCGATCGCTCATCGAATCAACTGATCTACCCCTTCGTTTACAAGGGTTCGAACAGGGAGGCCTTCAAGACCGTTTCGACCAGCAGTTTCAATGCGGCTGGCTTTGGCGACCTTGTGACCGGGTCGTTTTCATACCCTCTCAGTGCGAGTATTTCTAAGCTTTTTTACGACACGGATCAGACGAGACTTAGAGTTACTGCTCTTAAGAACACTTTAAATTTTTACACAAATTTGTCCCCCGCGTATGAGTTCGACTCGTCGTTAGGAAATAAAGCAACTCAAAAGTTGGGACTCCTTTCCATTCCCTCCATCCTATACGGCTCCTCGATCAAGAAGGGCACCGTGGACCTGAAGTTCTATATAACTGGAACGTTGGTCGGTCAACTTAAAGACGAACGGCAGAACGGAGAGTTGATACAGACCGGTCCGACTGATAGCAGCGAATCGGGGTCCATTGCCGGCGTTGTATTATACAATGAGGGCTTTCTGGTCTTAACTGGAAGTTGGGATTTGACAGCAGCCGGCACGGCCTTCGAGCCGTCGCATACTGAAGACTATGGTGGCGCAGCCACACCAAATGATACCCCCCAGTGGGCATATTTTGGACAGTCCATTTCGGGCTCAATTACCGCCCCTTCATCAAGCTTCGAACTAAGCTATGAGGGGACTGATTATACCCAAGTTCTTACGATGTTGGCTCACGCTCCAAAGGGAGAATTGAATCATTCTAACAACCCGACTTATGCCAAATACAATGCTAATAGAACGTATTTTACAACTGGGACGTACGGGTATGGTGAGCCTCGCGAGACAGAAATTAAAAATGTTGTGTCAAGTTCGTATTTGGGCCACACAGCAAGTTTCGCAAAAACGACATACATTTCTGAAATTGGTGTGTATGACGAGAACAAGAACCTTATTGCCATCGCTAAGGTAGCGAGGCCAATTAAGAAAACAGAAGAAAGAGATTTCACATTCAAACTTAAACTAGACATTTAGATGATTTTAGGACTCGATATATCGACGTCGATAACGGGCGTTTCCGTTATTGACAAGAATGGTGAAATACTGCTTTATGAAGCGTGGGACATGCGCAATAAAAAGCATTTCCCCACAACATGGCATAAGGCCGACTTCATAGAGAATAAACTTCGTGATCTAAGCGTCAGAAGCTTCATCATTGAAAAGATTTTTATAGAACAATCCCTCCAGGCTTTCCGCCCGGGCTTCTCGTCCGCCAAAACTATATTGACTTTATCTAAATTTAATGGTATTGTATCCTATCTTGCTCGCCGCATCTTTGAAATGGATCCCGAGTACGTGGGCGCCTCTTCTGCGCGAAAACTCTGCGGCATCAAAGTAGAGAAAGGAAAGAAAGCGAAGCAAGTAGTATTGGAGCATTTGCTAGAAAACGAGCCTACCTTCAAGATAAAATACACAAAACAGGGCAATCCAAAGCCGGGCTCGCACGATATGGCAGACGCCATTATTATTGCCCGCGCTGGCCTGGAACTTTGGAAGAGGTGAGCTATTTAGTATAATGAATTTTCTGCGTAATTTTGCCATTTTAGCTTGCCTACTGTTCGTCCCGGCGAACTGCGCCACCGTTGATTGTAGCAAGTTTGCAGAGACAAACCCCAAGAGATGTAAGTGCATCAGGGACAACGGCGATCACAAGCGGGCCAAAGAGTGCAGTGACATCGCGAACGAGGCTTACCGCAAGAAGGCCAAGCAAGACTGTATGCGAAAGTGTTACGATATGATTGATTGCCAGCGTTGTCTGGACATCTAAGGCAAAATAATACTTGACAACCACACCAACATCCAGTACACTATGAATGTGGAAGTCAAGAAGTTAAAAGTTCTAAAAGAGATTCTCGGACATTATCGCAAGACAGGGAGCGAGTATCTATTTTCTTGCCCCTTCTGCAAACATCATAAGCCAAAATTCTCAATCAATCTAAACAAAGGCGCAAAATGCTGGGTATGTGATTGGTCGACTCCCAGCCTTTTTCGTGTTGTAAAGCGGTTTGGGAATTACTCTCAAATTAGCCTATGGGCGAGTATGGAGGAAGCAGTTGAAATAACTGATTTCTCCAAAGACATGTTCGAGAAGCCCAATAATTTTGAAAAAGAAGAGGTTATAAAGCTGCCCGAGGAGTTTATCTCTTTGGCGAACAAGGTTTTACCTCGCGCCGCGGCCTTCCCGCTTAGTTATTTGCGGGGCAGAGGTGTGTCCAAGAATGACATACAGTATTGGAAGATTGGCTATTGTCCCAACGGCGAGTACTCGCAGAGAATTATTGTGCCGTCATTCAATAATGACGGGTATGTCAATTTCTTCGCTGCCCGGGCCTTTGATAGAACTTGGCCAAGATACAAGAATCCCCCCGTTCAAAGAAACAATATGATTTTTAACGAGTTGTACATTCAATGGGAGGAACCGATTAATCTGGTTGAAGGCGCCTTTGACGCAATCAAAGCCGGCCCCAACTCCATTCCAATTTTGGGATCAACTCTTCGTGAGAATTCAAGACTGTTTCAGATGATCATCAAGCACAACACGCCTGTCTACATAGCCTTGGACAAGGACGCCGAGAAGAAGTCCAACAAAATCGTCAAATCGCTTATGCAACACGACATCGAAGTCTATAAGATTCCAATTGATGGCCAGGACGTAGGAGATATGTCGCGACAGGAGTTTACACAAAGGAAGGCCGCAGCAGTTGGCACCGACCAAGACAACTTTGTATTACGCCAGGCTTGGACGTTTTAGTTAAAAAGGTGAGTCGTATTTGGTAAAATACAATAAGCCAAGGAAAAACCTATGAAGAAATACACAATGCTCTTACTTGCTCTCGCAGCGTGCGGCTCTGAGAAATCGGGCCCCGAACCTATTGACCCAAGTACATTACCGAGCACCAACATTTATGAGCCAGAAGCCTTCCAACTTGACACAGATTCTTCTGGTGTCCCGTCTCAATGCCCTGGCCCGGACCATCCGGTTGGTTTGAATGTCGGGGACACTTTCCCATCCGTCCAGTTCCCCAATGTTGATTGGGAACCAGTTAACATAAAGAGCCTTTGTGGCAGCGGAGCCATTCTCGTTGTTGCCGCAACGGAGTGGTGCGGCGCTTGTATCGTTGAATTTGATTATCTCGCTGAGGTCGCTACGGACTGGAGGGAACGAGGTGTTGAGATCTATTACACTCTATTTGAAGACAGGGCCGGCCAGCCCGCTGGCCCTCGCACCCTGATGGCCTTTGAATCGTATATGCTAGACGTACACGGCACCGTGCCATTTAGGGTCTTGGCTGACCCCACAGCGAGCCTACCTCGCTCGCTGAACCAAGGAGTCTCACTTCCCGTGGCCTGGGGACTGGATGAGCAAATGGTTATAAGAAATTTTTCTGAGGGAACTAATGGCCCTATGGTATCTGACTGGGTTGAAGACATCCTCGCCCGCCCTCCCGCATCACCAATTTTTTAAAAGGATAGATTATGATTAAAGTCGCGCACATAGCCGACACACACATCCGAAATCTCAAATTTCATAAAGAGTATCGCGAAGTATTCCGCCAACTTTATGAGCATTTACGAGAAGAGAAGGTTGATTACATCGTTCATTGCGGAGACATCGCACACACCAAGACACAGATCTCTCCCGAGTTTGTGGAGATGTGTACTGACTTTTTCAGGAACTTGGCAGACATCGCACCGACTTATGTAATCCTCGGTAATCACGACGGAAATCTTAAGAATAGCAGCCGCCAGGACGCCCTGACGCCCATCGCAGAGGCATTAGGGCACCCGAGCCTCCATTTGCTTAAAGACTCGGGAGAGACGAAGCTAGACGGCATAACGTTGAATGTTTTGTCCGTCTTTGATCGTGACAACTGGATAAAGCCAACCGACGAAGACACCATCAACATCGCCCTCTACCACGGCTCCATTTCCAAGTCTCAGACTGATCTTGGCTGGACGATGGATCACGGTGAGGACAACGTAAGCATCTTTGATGGCTTTGACTACGCTATGCTTGGCGACATTCACAAGCGTCAAAGTCTTGACGCTGATGGTAGATTTCGATATTGCGGATCTACGTGCCAACAGAGCCACGGCGAGACGAACGACAAGGGTTTGTTACTATGGGAGATTGAAAGTAAAGATGACTTTACTGTTCGGCACATTGAGTTAAAGAACCCAAAGCCCTTCCTCACTATTGAATTGACGCCCAAGGGAAAGATCCCCCGAGGCACGAGATTGCAAGAAGGTGCCCGACTACGCCTGGTCTCCAACAACAACTTGCCTCTTGAAGCCATCAGGAAGGCTGCGGACATCGCCAAGAAGCGATTTAAGCCTGAGTCAGTGACGTTCCTTAACCGTGCCGCAGGACACCGCGGCACTGTGGAAGACATTACGAACTCTATTTTCAAGGAAGACCTTAGAGATCCGGCCGTCCAGAAGGAGTTGATTGATGAGTATTTGAAGGATTATCAGGCCGAAGATGAGGTTCTACAACGAGTTCAGGATCTCAATTTAAAGTACAACACCGTCATTGAAAAGGACGAAGAAGTAGCAAGAAACGTCAATTGGAAACTACTTTCTTTAGAGTGGGACAATCTGTTCAACTATGGAGAGGGCAACAAAATTGAGTTTGATAATCTTAACGGTGTTGTTGGTATTCTCGGTAAAAACTTCTCAGGAAAATCAAGTATCATTGACAGTCTTCTTTTTAGTGTGTTCAATTCTACTTCTAAAAATTCAAGAAAGAATCTAAACATCATTAACCAAAACAAGGAATCTGGCCGAGGAAAGGTAGAGATCCTTGTTAATGGGAAGGTGTATTCTATTGAAAGAAACTCTGAAAAATACACTAAAAAGTTGAAAGGGGAGGAAACCCTAGAAGCCAAGACTGATTTAGATTTCAAGTTCGTCGATGAGTTGGGGCAAGTTGTTAGTAAGAACGGGCTGAGTCGCAACGACACCGATAAGAACATCCGAAAGGTTTTTGGAACTCTTGAAGATTTCCTTTTAACTTCTATGGCCAGTCAGCACGGTGCCCTCTCCTTCATTAGCGAGGGATCAACGCGACGAAAGGAAATCCTAGCCAAGTTCCTTGACCTTGAACTTTTTGAGAAGAAGTTTAGGATCGCAAAGGAAGAGGCGTCTGATCTCCGTGGGGCCCTCAAAAGGGTTGAGGATAGAGATTTTGAGACAGAACTGGCGGAAGCACAAGAGCAACTTGAAGCGAACGAGACAGTGACCACGGATAAGAAGAAAGAATGCTACAACCATACATTGGAGTTGGAGATTCAGAAGGGCGAACTTGACGCGCTTAGCCTTAAACTTCAATCTGTGCCTGCCGAGATCATCGACATCAACAGCACCCTTTCATCTTTGAACGAGAAGACTGAGTCAATTCAGACACTTGGCGAAGAGAACAGGCAGATTAAGATTGAATGCGACGAAAAGCGCGCTCTGTATGAGAAGATTACTGCTTTTATGGAGACTTTCAACATTGAATCTTATCGCGCGAAGGAAGAAGAAATAGCACAACTAAATGAGTCAATTGATCAAATCCAGGGCCAAATTGATTCAGTAAAGACACAAAAGGGAATTCATCAAAAGAAGGTAAGCCTCCTATCAGAGGTACCTTGCGGCGAAGAGTTCTCTCATTGCAAATTTATCAAGGACGCCTATTCTTCCAAGAAACAGATCCCAACCATCCTCGAAGAACTTGAAAGTTATAATTCTCGCTATCTTGCGTTCAACAATGATCTTCAGATGTATGACGCTCCGAAGGTCCGTGAATACATTGAGAAGTATGACCAAGTTGTTGAGAAAAGGGACACGACAGCAAATCAAATTGCTCAGTGCGAATTGAGAGTTCAGAAGAATAGCAACAAGATGATGGTTCTTGAAAATGAAATAAAAGAACTTAACGATAAGAGGGAGTTGTACGAGAATAACAAAGAGGCTATTGAGAATTACTCTGATCTCTTGGAAGGCAAGAAAGAGATTCAAAAGCGAATCAAGAAGTGCGAAAAACAGATCTCCAAGTGCGAGGAAGCACTACAAGGTTTGCTGATTTCTCACGGCGGTTTTGTGGAAAGGGTGGAGAACATCAAGAAGCAGCAGGTTGATTTACAGATGCTCCGGGAAGAGTACGAAGCGTTTGACTTGTTTATGCGGTGTATGCACCCAAATGGAATTTCCTACGACGTGATTAAGAAGCGCCTTCCTATCATCAATGATGAGGTCGCCAAGGTTCTTGCGAATGTGGTAGATTTTGAGGTGTTTTTTGAGGAAGATGGTAATCGTCTGAACATTCAAATTAAGCATCCTAAGCACGACCCCCGGCCTCTGGAAATGGGTTCGGGAGCAGAGAAGTCCATTGCTGCGATGGCTATTCGTCTTGCTCTTCTGAGCGTGTCTACGCTTCCGCTTCCAAATTTTCTCATTCTTGACGAGCCCGGAACCTCCTTGGACGAGGAGAATATGGACGGCTTTGTCAGGATACTTGACTTGACCAAGTCTTATTTTGATAAAGTATTATTGATCTCGCATCTAGATTCTTTGAAGGATTGTGTTGATACGCAACTAGTTATTGAAAAGAAGAATGATTACGCTTACATAAGGGTTTAACCATGGCAAAAGAGACATACACGATTGAAAGAGTCGACAATGGCTGGACTGCCAAGTATACTACATCGAAAGGCGTCGAACGCGTCGAGGTATATGAGGACGGCGACTTTTTTGATGATCGCGAGATGCAAATTAAGGAAAGTTTACATATAGTACTATATAATGTGTTTCAAGACTACATGGCTGATGATGATGGGGGCGGTGGCCTCACTGTGGATCTCGTTGAGTCAGCGCCAGAAGAAGAGGGAAGTGAAAATGAAACACAAGAAAGTGGAGATGGCTGCTGCGACCCAGCAACGAAAAAGTGCCAATAAGGCGAAGAAAGAGATCTTAAAGTGGGTCGAATCCCAGAGCGTAGATCAGGTTTATAAAATCAAGAAGAGTGATTAGTGCCGATATACGAATTCAAATGTGAACAGTGTAGCTCTTTAATTGAGTTAATTCAGAAATATAATGAAAAAGCCCCCCCCTGTGAAAAGTGTGGAGAGAGTTTGTCTAGAGTAGTTTCTAGAAACTCTTTCCGATTAAAGGGTGGTGGCTGGTATAAAGACGGATATTCAAAAGGAGAATAAAATGACAGTACAAGATGCCAAGGGTGTCGTCGATAGGACACTCGCCAGATATACAAGTAGAAAGTTGCTAGTTTGGCTGGTTTCAACCGGACTTCTTATCAATGAGAGCATCAATGGCGATCAGTGGGTTGCTATTGCCTTGGCTTATGTTGGTACGCAGGCAGTCATCGACGCCGCAGCCACTTGGAAGCACGGCCGTTGAACTTTCTGGTCGTAAAGCATACGGCCCAAAAAGTATGGGTGTGGTGTAAAAATCATACTGGCGTATTGCTAGCGGCAACTTGGGCTCTTGTTTTATTTTTTGTGTTCAGGCGCGGCAATGCTGACACTATACAGAGTGTTCTAGAAATCCGCAAAGATTCGCACAAGAAAGAAGTAGAGGCCATTAAGGAAGCGCACGAAAAAGAGGTGAAAATCAGAAAAGAAAACTTGGAAACCTTTCACAAGACTGTTTCCAAGATTGAGAAGGAATACGAGAAAGAAAACCGTGTCCTTACAAGGGACAAGAAAAAGAGAGTTAAGAAACTCGTTGAAGATTTTCGCGATGAGCCGGAAGAACTAACTGAAATTGTTAGTATAATGTTCGGAATACCTAATGAAGATAAGAATAACGATTAGCATACTTGCGTTTTTGCCCTCCGTAGCCTTCGCGGGCCCAAAGGTTAAGACCCTCGCAACAGGCGAGAAAGCACCATTTGCCGGGACCCTTATGAACCCTGAGGCAGTGGCGCAGATCGTTGCCGAAACAGAGACGGCGAGAGACGAGTGTAAGTTGCGCGAATCTTTCGCACAGGATCGCGAGAAGGCGAAGTGCGATCTCACAGTGTCGAACGTCCAGGCATCCTTGGACGCCTTGACAGGAAAGCACCAATCGATAATGGATATTAAAAATAATGAAATTGAGAGACTTAACAAAATTGCTCTTGACCGTCCAAACCGATATAATCATTGGTGGTTTGCTGGTGGTGTTGCTGCTGGTATTGTTACCTCAATCGCGATATTCTACGCGGCCGTCGAGGTCTCCGGAGTAAAATGAAGAAGAAAGACTGGGACTACATCGCCAAGTTAGAGAAAGTAATCTCTAAGCGATACGGGTCAGAAACTGTCCTGAACCCTAGGAGCACGTGGGATGACGAGAAGGAAGAAGATTATTTGACTCAGATCAAAGAGTTTGATAAGAAGGAACTAAAGATACAAGAGCAATCGGAGAAAATCGAACTAAACGGGATTTACGTTTCCAAAAGGTTCGTCAATCGTACCAGAGAGTACGTCTGCCCAGTTTGCTTTACGTATTCCACAAAGCCAAAAGACGACATGTACATGTCAAAGTTTGAATGCTGCCACCGTTGTTACATTCAGTGGGTTGAAGGTCGCGAAGAAAGATGGAAAACTGGCTGGCGCCCATTACAGACAAAAAGTGATTTTTGATGTCTTTTAAACTACTTAATAAGGAACTGTGTTTTTAATGGAGATAAGAACAAATGCCAACACCCCTAGAGATCATTAGAGGAGTCGCCCAAGCCGCGGCCAACGCCTATGACGGCGCACTGACAGAAGACGGAGAGCCCTTGGAGATCGGCCTCACGCGTGAAGAAGGACACTTAGTCAAGGATTCGCGCCTGATTGATGGTTTCAAGATCAAGTTCCACGGCCCAGTCCTCAGGATTAACTATCAAAGCGATGTTAAGTTGAAGGATGTTTATGGCAATGGCTTTGAGTCCGATGTTCTCGACGCGATCAAGAACGCGGCCAGCTTCATCAAGAAGGAATACAAGAGAGTTACGGGTGACACGCTGTCGCTCACAAAACTTGACGAACACGACGTGTTTGTCCAGGAAACTTCCAGAATTCGCTGCTTCGTTAACGCACACTGTGACTATAAGGTCGGTGGCCTTGATGGTGTTGTCGAGGTCGCAGAGCCTAGCGAGGATAACATTGACAATGCTATCAAGAGTTGGCTCGGTATGAATGGCAACTTGAAGCGCGCCACTGGAACAGGGATGTACGGAAACACAACTTACCCCTCCTCCAAGAAAGCGAAGAACGTGTCTGGCAAGAGGGATCTGGAACCGAAATAGAATAATGCATGGCCTATCAACTCACCAAAAAGCAAATGATGAAGGAGATAGTGAGGTGCGGCAAGGATCCTGACTATTTTATTAACTCTTTCATCACAATTTCCCACCCAATAAAGGGTACTATCCCCTTTAACACTTTTGATTACCAAACAGGCCTTTTAGAATCCTATCAGGATTATCGCTTTAACGTTATCCTGAAAGCCCGCCAAATTGGTATTTCTGAAATCACCGCCGCATACGTCGTGTGGATGATGCTTTTCCACAAAGATAAGAACATTCTTGTTATGGCGACCAAATTTGCGACAGCAGCAAACTTGGTAAAGAAAGTTAAAAGAATGATCAAAGGCCTCCCGGAATGGGTTCAGATTGCGTCGATCTCTGTCGACAACCGCACATCGTTCGAGCTTTCAAACGGCTCGCAGATCAAGGCATCTTCAACTAGCGTCGACGCAGGCCGTTCAGAGGCCCTTTCATTACTGGTAATCGACGAGGCCGCCCACGTCGACAACCTAGACGAGATTTGGACAGCGTTGTATCCCACACTCTCTACTGGTGGTCGCTGTATTGCTCTTTCCACCCCAAACGGCGTTGGAAACTGGTTTCACAAGACGTACGTCGCCGCAAAACAACAGGACAACGATTTTCACCCAACGCGCTTACCCTGGACAGTTCATCCAGAAAGGGACGAGGCGTGGTTCGCGAAAGAGACAAGGAACATGTCTCGCCGCCAGATCGCGCAAGAGTTGGAGTGCGAGTTTAATAGCTCTGGTGACACAGTTGTCCATCCAGATGACTTGAAGCACATAGAAGCGCGCTTAAGCGAACCAAAATACAAGACCGGATTTGATCGTAATCTCTGGATTTGGGAAGAGTACCAGCCAGCCGCTTCGTATCTTCTCACCGCTGATGTCGCCCGCGGCGATGGAAACGACAGTTCAACATTCCACATCTTCAAGCTGGAAACGATGGAACAGGTAGCGGAGTATCAGGGCAAAGTTACACCAGACCTTTTTGCGAATCTGTTGGCTACAACCGGAAGAGAGTACGGCGACTGTATGATCGCAGTTGAAAATGCCGGAGTTGGATACGAGGTGCTCAACAAGCTGGTTGATGCCCAATATTCAAATGTTTATTTCTCTATAAAATCAACACACGAATATGTTGATCAGGTTGCGGCTGAGGGGATTAATAGTGCCGTTCCAGGGTTCACGACCTCTAGGAACACGCGGCCCCTCATCATCGCAAAGATGGAAGAATATATAAGGAATAAGCTAATTAATATCAAATCTGTAAGGCTTTTCAACGAGTTAAAGACTTTCATCTGGCACAACGGAAGGCCACAGGCCATGAGGACATACAACGATGACTTGGTTATGGCCATGGCCGCCAACTGTTGGATCAAAGATACTGCTTTAAATGTTAACCAAAGAGAGTTAGAATATAAGAAAGCTTTTCTAGAGTTTGGTGGGATGATGAGATCTAACATCAAGTTGGATACAACGATTCCCGGGATGAGAGGCTATGATCCTTACGAGGACAACGAAAATAAACGAAAGGCCAGGAAGCAGCATAACGAGCTAGCGTGGCTTTATAAAGGATAAAGATGGCAGAAGGCAATAATAGTAGAAATCCAGATTCACCCCTTTTTCGCAGATTAACTAGGCTGTTTTCAGGCCCCATTGTTAACTATCGGGCCCAGCAACCCCGCCGCGAAAGACGGCGACAGATGGATAAGTATGCCAAGGATTTCGTCTCCGCCAGCGGCCAACAGTTCAAGAAGGTTGAATACAACCCCTTTTCAGGCCTTTCCGCCAATGTTATGGCCGCCACTGATCGAGTCAGGCGCTATGCCGACTTCGATCAAATGGAATATATGCCTGAGTTGGCATCTGCCTTAGACATTTACGCAGATGAGATGACAACTTCCAATCATTTCAATAAACTACTTAGAATTAACTGCCCAAACGAAGAGATAAAGAATGTTCTGACCTCCCTCTATTACAACATTCTAAACCTAGAGTTTAACTTGTTTGGGTGGAGCCGAACAATGTGCAAATACGGGGATTTTTATTTATACTTGGACATCGATGAGAAGCTTGGAATAACAAACGCAATTGGCCTCCCAGGCAACGAGATTGAAAGAATTGAAGGCCAGGACCCAAACAACCCAAACTACGTTCAGTACCAGTGGAATTCTGCTGGAATGACTCTTGAAAACTGGCAGGTGGCGCATTTCCGTATTTTGGGCAATGATAAGTTCGCCCCGTATGGCACATCCGTCCTAGATCCAGCCCGTCGTATTCACCGACAGCTTATTTTGCTGGAAGATGCGATGATGGCCTACCGCGTTGTTCGCTCACCAGAACGCCGTGTCTTTTACATTGACGTCGGGAACGTTCCAGCCCAAGAGATGGAGCAATACATGCAGAGGATCATGACGCAAATGAAGCGTAACCAGATTATTGACCCTGATACTGGCCGCGTTGACCTTCGTTACAACCCTATGAGTATTGAGGAAGATTATTACATTCCCGTCCGCGCCGGCCAGTCCTCAAAGATTGAGTCTCTTCCCGGAGGGACTTACACTGGTGACATTGACGACGTTAAGTATCTGAGAGACAAGATGTTCTCGGCGATTAAGATCCCTTCGTCTTATCTTTCTAGCGAGGGTGCCGATGAAGATAAAACAACTCTTGCGCAGAAAGACATTCGTTTTGCTCGTACAATCCAAAGATTACAGCGCGCCATCATAACCGAACTGGAAAAGGTGGGAATTATTCACCTGTACACCTTGGGTTATCGAGGCGATGATCTCGTATCTTTCAAGGTCGCGCTAAACAATCCTTCCAAGTTGGCCGAACTACAAGAGTTAGAGCACATGCGCTCCCGATTTGACGTCGCCGGCGCAGCCATTGACGGCTACTTCAGCCGTCGCTGGATCGCTAACAACATCTTTAACATCTCTGACGAAGAGTTCTACAAGAACCAGATTGAGATGTTCTACGATCGCAAGCACGACGCTCAACTTGAAGCGGTCGTGGAGGAGACTGTCGACGACGGCGGCTTAGGCGGCGATCTGGGCGGTGGCCTTGGGGGCGACTTAGGAGGCGAAGATCTTGGCGGCGAAGATTTAGGCCTTGGAGGAGGCGAGGACCTACCAGACGCTGATGAGGCAGCTGCGGGAGAGCCCCCGGCAGAAGATGACTCCGCCTTACTCGCCGCCCCGGCCAAGAGAGACGTTAAAAAGAACGTATACGGAGTAACGACTCACAAGGCATCTGAGCGTTCGAACGGCAAATACACCGAAGTTGAGAAGCACGACCGTCGTAAGTCCTCGGGCCCTCGTCTTCGTCGCCTCCGCGCAAAGAGTAATAATGAGAAGCGCGGAAGATCAAGAAGGTCGCTTTTCCCAGGCGCCGTTACGTTGCCTCAGCTTAATGAAGGGAACGATACTACTTATAATGGTGAAGAGAGAAAGCTTTTTGAAGCGCACCAGGAAATTAAAAATTTAATAGAAGGAATGGAGAACCTGAAAGATGAAACAAAAGCATAATAAGAAAAGAAATACCGCTTTTCTTTACGAAGCGCTCACGCGTGAGTTAACCATCTCTATTTTAGAGAACAATCACGAGCGTCAAAAGAAAGCAACTTCAATACTGAAAGAGTTTTTCAAGAAGGACGAGGCGCTATCTACTGAACTTGGCCTCTATCAGAACTTGACTGAGGTTGATTCACTATCCGCCCATACGGCTGATAAACTCATACAGGAGACGCGCTTTCTCCATTCGAGGCTGGATAAGAAACAAATCTTCAACGAGCAGACACGCTTGATCAGCAAGATCAATAAGGAATTGTCCAAAGACATTTTTTCTTATTTCGTACCAAACTACAAGAGTCTGGCTACAATTTATCAAATTTTTAATTCCCCCTTGGGTTCCAAGGAACGGGTTTTACTTGAAGAGGGCCTACTAAACGCGATCACAGAAGAGAAGGTGGAGGCCGATGAAGAGAAGAATCAGCCAATTGATAATGTTGTATACAAGACTTTTGTTAAGAAGTTCAACGAAGAATACAACACAAAGCTCTCCGATGAGCAGCGTACATTATTGGAAAGATACATCTTCTCTTTCGTGGACAGTGGATTAGAGTTTAAGATTTTCCTGAACGAGGAAATAAGCCGTCTCAAGGGCGAGGTAAAGGCTTCACGCTCAACCCCGGAAATGGTTGAGGACCCAGAGATGGTAATCAAAACAGACAAGGTTTTGGAAATTCTTGAAGAGTACAAGACCAGAGACGTCGCTAGCACACAAGACCTCATGAAGATTTTAAAGATTCAGGAACTTGTGAGAGAGATCCGGGAATAATGGCTATTACCATGCGAGTGGGCGACAGCCCTGCTGCTGAGGCTGGCCAAGAAGAGCGCCCTGAGCGCAAAAAGAAGCCAAAGCCACAAGCAACAGTTGAGTTGAGGATGAGAAAGACTCTGGATGGAGACTTGATCATCTATGATCATGAGGATCTTGACATCGTCGTATCACCCGCAAACTCCAAGGTAACGACTTTCCCCAAGGTTAATACGGACGAGGGAAGTTATCACTCGCAAATGCGCCTGTTTGACTTCTTGAAAGAGAAGGGCACGATTCTCCGTGATTCGGTTCAAGGAGGCAGCGTATACAACGCCGTTGAGGCACAGATAATGGAGGCGAAAGATCCAGGCGTCGACGCCATTCAGGTGGTCATCCTAACAATTTCAGAGTTCTTGGATGTCGAGCGCCCCTACTTTGCTAGAAAGGAAGAGTACGAGAAGATGCAGGACGACAGGCTCACCGAGCCTACGGATGAAGACTCTACCCGGTTGGGCGAGGTACCACAGGCAGACCAAAAGGGCGGTATTTACCCAGGCCTATACTTCCAGCCCTTCCTATCGACTTACAACTACTTCTATTAAGATGGATCTGATCTATTTCATTCTTTGCGCCTATGGGCTAACCAGCATCCTGACCTTTTCGAAGGTCCTAAATCCTATCCGCCCAGACCACTATTTCTTCAAATGTCCCCAATGTATGGGCTTCTGGGTGGGCGCATTTCTTTTTAGCATAAACGGATATACAGAACTATTTACTTTCGAGCGTAATATCAGCAATTTGCTGCTGTTGAGTTGCCTAAGTTCTGGCACTTCATACGCACTGGCAATGCTGGTTGATGATTGCGGTTTTAAACTGCGATTAACTGGAGAAAGCAATGACTCGTAAGTGGAGATTACAGCCCGTTCGCAGATGCTGCAACGGTTCAATATCCGCGCAGGTTGCGCCTGCTTTTAGAAAAGGAAGAATGAATGTCTAACAAGCTTGTTTTAAGAGAGTATTACGCTTTATGCGAAGGTGGCGTTTGCCAAGACCTTCTAACCGAAGATGAAAAGCGCTTCGTTCGCGACGGCGGAATGATTCTTTCTGGAAAGCTCCAAGAAGCAGATTGTAAGAACGGCAACGGCCGTGTTTATTCCGAGGCTATCCTGGCTCGCGAGGTGCAAAATTATAAGAAGGTTGTAAAGGAGATGAGAGCGGTTGGAGAGTTGGATCACCCAGATAACTCGGTGGTTAGCCTTGAGAGGGTCTCCCATCGCGTAACCGACATTTGGATGGAAGGTCCTGCCGTTATGGGAAAGCTTAAGGTGATGGACACCCCCGCCGGCAAGACGCTCCGCGCACTTGTTGAGGGTGGCTGCCAAATGGGCATCTCCTCCCGAGGCGTCGGCACAGTCAGCGAATCTGGCGGAGTTACCACGGTTAACGATGATTTCCAACTTATCTGCTTTGACATGGTATCGGAGCCTTCGACTCCAGGCGCTTACATGAATCTATCCGAGAGTAAGATAAGCGATGTCTTCACCAAGGCAGATCGAATTAACCGCGCCTTGAACGATATTCTGGGAGATTAAGAAAATGAGCAAGTGGTCAAGTTTTAAAGAAACAAAGGTTTTATTTGAGAACTTCCGCAAGTTTGTTAATGAGGGAGATGAGCTACTTGAAGCTAAGGGAGGGATGAGACTCCTGAGAAAAAGAATAAAAAACATAGTAGCTCAGAATAAATTTTTATCCCACCTAGCAAAAGACGTAAACCGCAAAGACACAATCAAGGACGCTGGTGGTTTTTATTACCTCCAGTTCCCAGGACAACTTTCTTCTGATCATATAAAAAAGCATTTCGATCAAAGCAGCGATGCATCAATTTGGAGTATACCGGAAGAGCAAGTTTCGCAACTAATATTGCGAACAATGCGCAGCCAGAAGCCAACCAAATCAGTGAAGGAGCGCGGAGCGCTTAAACATAAATGGTTAAATATTGATGCTGGACAACAAATCGGATTTGATAGTCTTAAGAAATTGGATCCAAATGATCCTAGTATACAGAGAAAGGATGATTTGGATCCGTTTGGTATGACCGACCGTGTAAAAGATTGGAACGTGGTTTCGAGCGTTGCAAAAGAGAACGATTATGAATTAGTAACCCAAGAAGGGGAACCCTACACGGAACAACATTTAGCCAACAACGTCCCTTCTTTTATAAAGCAGGAAATCGGAGTTATCCCCGGGGATAAAATGGAAAACCCCACTTCCCTGGTGAATCTTATCGTTGCACAAATTGGGGACGTCAATGGAAAGCCCGTTGTGTCCTTGATGACCGTTTATCCGGGCCACCAACCAGTAGGAACGGGCGGCGAAGATTTAACAAACAAAAAAGATTTTAAAGACCACGGATACTATTTTTTGACGGGAAAACAATGAAAAAAGCAGAATTAAAAGAGATGCTCAAACCAATCATCAGGGACTGCATAAAGGAGGTGATTTTTGAAGATGGAGTCCTATCCGGAATAATTTCCGAAGTCGTACAAGGTTTGGGCAAAGAGACGATTGTGGAGCAGAAAGTTGCCGCACGCACTCCGCAATCCACTGCCGCAGCAGACTCGCTGGTACGACAGCAGATGTCAGCAACAAAGAAGAAGATGTTGGAGGCCATCGGTCGCGACGCCTATGGCGGTGTTGACTTGTTTGAAGGCAGTTCCCCTATGTCCACTTCTGGCAACGAGGGCGTAGGCTCTCAGGCCTCCCCGATGGCCGGCAGGGATCCTGGGGACGCTGGGATTGATATATCAGGCATTATGAATGTCGGTAATGCGGCAAATTGGGGTGCACTTGCAAAAGGGAAGAGGGAGTAATATAAGTAATGCCGAAGAGACCAGTGTACGCGGAAGTTTATAGCCGCCGCAACGAGCCCACCGAAAGGTTGATCCGCCGTTTTATTAAGAGTGTGAAAAAGGCGGGCATTATTCAAGAGGTGCGTGATCGCAGATACTACAAGAAGCCCTCCGATGTCCGCCGGGCCGAGAAGGAAAAAAGACAGCAAACTATTAGGAAGATTAACAAAAAACACTCTAATTATTGAGCAAAGGAAAATTGTAAATGCCCATAGATACCTCGAAGAAATACACAGAATATTCAGTCGGCCTTAACAATGTTGGCTCCTATCAAGTATCTGGTGTTCCGTATATAACTGGTAGTGATACGCTGGCCAACGGTGCAGAACACAAAGTAGAGTTTCCAATGGTTGCCAGAAATGTCACTGTCGTTAATCACAGCACGGGTACCGTCAGGGTCCACTTCAACTCTCAGGATGACGATCGCGTCATCGCCGGCTTCCACTTTGTTGAATTAGACAGTGACGAGGATTCAATTAGCATGAGTGTAAAGTGCAAAGAACTTTATGTGTCGGCCGTTGGGGGCGGTGTTGATCGTAATTACCGCGTTATAGCGGAGTTGACGCAAATACCAACAGGTAGAATGTACGCACTAACCGGTTCCGGATTGACGGACTAAGGAGAACCTAATTTATGGGATTTGGAAGCAACAAAGGTTTCACGCCTGGTGACGAATTAACAGTAAGAGAGGCAGATAGC